CCGTCTTTGTGTATCTGAGATCCGGTCATCAAAAGCTATCGATTCATTACTCTCCGGTAATGATGCTTTTAGTTGTGCAAGTCTATTTTTTCTTCTTTCTGTCAGCTTATCTGCCTTTTCTGTCCACTGCTCTGCTCTTGCTCCATACACGCGCTTGTTATCCGGATCCAGACTATACTCTGCAAGCCGGCTGAACTTATCAGCCTGCCTCTCCGCATATTGTTGCTGGTTCTCATGATGCTCTACAGCAGCTGCTTCCTTTGCCTCTGCCCTCGTTACCGGATCGGGCTCCGAGCTTATGCCAGGGAAGTATGTTGTGAAGATGTCCCTGCATCTCGGATGCAGAAACCCTGCAGCTATAGCCTCTGACAGAAGTTTATGCTTGCCATCAGGTTTACCTCCGGAGTAAACGTCGTCTATCAGGATCTTGCCTACCCAAGGTATGCAGTGCGGGCACGGAAAGTCCCCCGCACGCTTATTCACTATGACAAGCTGCTCACCCCACTCAGCACGTTTCTCACCCTGCCCCATAAGGTATGCCCGGGTCTCTGCCGTCTTGATCACCATATCAGCGTAGTCGCTGATCGTGTGCCTGGCACCATTACTGTACTGGATGCTGTCGATCCCTCGTGACAGGAAGTCCTTTGTGGCCATATCGACGGCCTTCTCGATCGTCCCTGCTCCTGAGTTCGCATAAACCTCCGCATCAAAAATGATCCTGCGGTATTGATCGTTAGCCCTCCGCAGGACCGCATATTCTGCTCTCTGCATATCGTTTTCAGTCGCTTTGACCAACGCATCCATTTTGGACTGATTGACGCCAAAGAATCCATTTGAGACAGGTCCGGTGATGTCTCCATTAGGGTTCTTCATCCTGTCCGGTATGTGCCCCTTCTGAAGAGCCTCGAGTATTTCAATTTCCTGATCAGAAGATCCCCGCTCTTTAGCCTCTTCTATGGCCTCGAGCATCCGCTTGTTGATCTCCTTGAACTGCGGGCCATACTTCTTCTGATTCTTCTTTCGGTATTCCTCAAGAGACCGGAGCTCTTCGACCTGCCACTGGGGCCATTCGAAGCCTTCCTTCTCCTGCTCCCGGATATGCCTCCCGATGTTTCGCATCATCGAGTCGATCATCTCGTGCTCTATCCTTTCAAGAGCTTTACCGACATCATAATCCGTTTGCATAGACCTTCACTCCCTGCTTACGGTATTCCTTGCGTGTCTTCTTTATCTGCGTCCTGGTCATAGGCTGATTACGCAGTTCTACATAGCTGCCCTTACGGATCGCATATATCCCGCAGCTGACGTACTCACTCGCTATCTTCAGGAGACCTGCTGCCTCCTTCTCCGTCATCTGATACAGGTTCTTTGCCACCTTCACCGTCAACATCATCAGCACCTCCATCACCAAACAGGTCGTCCTTCACGGCCGGCTCATCTACATCGAGAATCCCCTGCTCTGCTTTCAGCCTTCTGACCTCTTCATCCTTCTCTTCCTGCGTCCAAGTGTCTCCATAGAGTTCTTCGACCGACTGCTCGATCGACATGACGCCGGCAGCCTTAGCCCGAGAAACAGTATCGACAACGCTGTTGAAGTCAGGTGATGCATACTCTCCGAATTTGACGGCGGCTTCATAGTCCCCTGCGGCCTTGCCATGCATCAGATCCTCTACCTTAAGGCAAGTCTCCACCAGCTGAGGTATGACTTCATTCAGAGCCTCGATTATCTTGGCTCTTACCTGCATCGTGATCTTCTCCTTTTCACGCTGCCCTTCTGCATTGTCGGTCTTTTTGAGATCGATGCCGAGAGATGCAGGAGATATTACTCCCTGCAGGCACATATCCAGGAATGATGTATAACTCGACAGATATGCCTCATAGTTGATCTGTGGCTGTGACACATCTATCTTGTCCTGAGCGCCCTCTGTCTTGATCGTGCCGACTGCTATGAAATCATTATCAAACGCATTTGGTTTGAGCAGCATGCCGGTCTCCGGATCACGCGGTATCATGTCATCCGGAATGTATCTTTTGACACGCCCCATTCTGACCGCGTCCATCCACTGGCTTATCGTTTCATCCAGACCGTCTATTGCATCCACCTTAGTTTCAAACAGGGCCTTACCCCTGCCCTTCCACTTTGTGGACTGCATTATGATCAGCGGGACTGCCATCATGAAATCGCCATCGAATACCGCATCCTGAAACGCCGCTGTCTCCGGAAGCGTATCCATATCGCATACCCTTCCATCCGGATCCAGTAGACGGTATCTTACGTAGCCCTTCCCATACACCTCTTCAAGGTTGTATGCCTTCTGGCCATCCTTGTACTCGGTATAGAATTTGATCTCAGTGACCTTCCTGCCCGCACGTACATATTCGACCCTATCCGCCTCGTAAAAGTCGAGTATTGGGTAGTCATTATCCGGGTCGATACTTATCTTGAAAGCCCCGTCAGAAGACGACAGCGCTCCAACTATGGCCTCTCCGAGCAGATCATTGAACCCGTTGTCCTCTGCGATGGTCTCCCATCTGTCGAGCAATGGATGATTATTGTCGTCCTCGTTGAAATCAATAGCTGTAAGGTCACTCGTAACCATGTCGCGGTATCTGTCGATTGTCACAGACACGATGCCACTATGCATCTTCCTGATCTTTCCATGAGGTACTGCCGCCCAGAATCTTGTCTTGTCGGTATCAAAATATGCTATCGCCTTGAAGAACTGATCCAGTTCAGCAGGATCCCCTCTGTACAGGATCTGGTTCCTCAGAACCGTCGCCCTGAATGACAGCGGTTCTTTTATCACGATCTGCTTCTCTTTTGCCGGTTCTATCTTCAGCAGTTTGAATACAAAATCTCTCAGCCAGCTCATCGGCTCAATTCCTTTCTCGTGTGTCTGTTTACTCCGATCCTCTTCTCATACGGCAGCCATGCATACTGCACGCTGTTGATCATGTGATCATTGCCGTCCTGAGGCTCATTATCTTTATCTTCTCTCCAGCTGTAGGTCTCCAGTTCGTGGATGTAGTTACTGCAATGCTCAAGTACATAGAAGCACGGCCTGCTCCCTGCATCCGCAAACCAGCCCAGCTGGTTGTTTATCCTGTCTATGATCTTTTCTTTCTTCCAGGCATTTATGAAGTTATACACGCAGCCATATATGCGCTTGTACTTCTGGAACTCTGTTATTGTGGCCTGGTCTGCAGAGTCAATAAAAACATCCTTGGCGAATCCCCATTCTTTACGGTTCCGCTCAAGGAAGTCGATCATATTGCGTACCGTGTCAGTTGGCGCCATCGGTACGCCTAAAGTCGCATTGTTGTATACCCTCTCATCGAGGACGTAGCAGTTACCGAGATTCGTAATACCGAGAAATGACATCGATATCGTATCCGGAGACTGCTGTGAATATGCAGTATCAAGTCCGGCACTGAATATGACGAAATACTCAAGTTGTGTGTGCTTGTTCGGATCCCTGGCCAGCTTTCTGGCAGCCTCTTTGGATATCAGATGCTTCTTCCTGTCAAAGTTGCTGAACACAAGGCCTGTCGCTTTGCCTCTCAGGCCAAGTATCTTGTTCTTGTAGAGCTTAGTGCCTTCCGGAACGCTCTCGATGATCTGACGCTTTTTCGCCTCAGACAGGCCCCGATTATCCTCAAAGGTGAAGAACCAGTGCGCCCAGCCAGGGTGTTCCGGCTCAGACAGTTCTTGCAGTATCTCCACCGGAGTATCGTAAGACCATCCCGGGATCGGTCTGCATCGGTTTATGTATTCTTTGTACACCGGCAGCTCCGGATCATCCGGGTTAAGAGTGGCCATGACATAATCAGCACGCATAACTGCCTCTCTGACAAAGTCCATGTTGGCAGTGTTGATCTCATCGATGTACAGGCAGCCGTACTGACCTCCGAGCGCATCTTTCCATCGCGTCTTGTCACGATATCCGACAACGAAGATTATCTTGTTGCCTCTGCTCGAGTGGACAACGAGATGCGGCATCTTGTAATCTGCTGACCCGTTGCCCTTATATTCGAGCAAGCTCTCCGGGAACAACGATACGATGCCCAGATCCTTCTGGATGATATTCTTTTCTGCCGCACCTGTATCCTCTGCAGCCAGTATATGCAGCTGCTTATTCGAGGCCATCACTCTCAGCACAAACTTATAAGCGCCGCAGGTCGTCTTTCCTGCAGCCGTCGTGCCCTCAAGCACCTCGAGCGCAGAGCTATTGCTGCGCCAGAATGCATCGTATTTAGGTGATCTCTCCAGCTTCCCCATCGGTCATACCCAGCATCTCCAATATGTTGTCCATTTTCTCTATATCCGCCTGCCTCG